GCTATAAGGTACTTCAACATTGATTTCAACTCCATATCCTGCTAATATATCAGCTTTGTTATCCATTATTGCTTCTGCATTTCCATTTACACTAAAAAACACTTCATCTTCATAGGTGTTGCGTTTGCATAGTGTTATAATATCTTGCATAATTAGTGCCGTGTCGCTTAACACTTCTATCATATTTGTTTGACTTTCAAAATGCCTATCCAAAACCATAAGCATAAAATTGTAAACGACTTTTTTACCCTCTGTGTCAAAGTTAAATCCGTTAGGTACTAACCACACAAGTGGGTAGTATTTTAAATTCTCTTCTGTAAAGTCAAGTTCCCCAACAATAAATTTATTTATTTGCTTGTGGCTTTCCGATGCAGTTTGAATTGTCGATATTATCTGGTTTAACGTCATTTAAAAAGTTTAAAAGTTTAGTTTCATTTTTGGTTCGGACTTTCCCCTTTTGGGAAATCGTAATATTTAAATTCTTCGTCATAGTCGGGTGGTAAATAAATTCCTCCAAATAATTGTGTGTTGTGTGGTCTAATAGTGTCGATGGTAGAACCAGGATTAAAGTATAAAGGATAAATAGTGCTATTAGCTTGTAGATATTCACGCAATCTTTGTGCGTAGTATTCAGCTTTGTCCCTATATCTACGTTCAATTAACGTCATTTCGTCAATACTAACTGGTTGTGTATTGTCCGATGTCCTTGTTCCTAATGTTTTATTTAGCATTTTAAACGTCATAGGCAACATTGATTCAGTTAATGTGTAGTATTTTAAGCAAGGTGCAATATAAACGTCTAAAAGGGTTGTATTTGCACCCGATATATTACCATTAAATGCTTGTGTTTGCAACTCGTTATAAATTCCACTACCAATAACGTCACGAATGTAGATTTCTTGTGCTTCTTTTATGGCACTTTTTAAAAGTTTATCGTCTACGTTTTCGTTTATAGGGGTGTTGTCCTTTAAAAAAGTGGTGCTGATTAAATATACAAAGTTGCTCATATCTTTTTCCTTACTAATTTACTATTCCAAATGTGACGGCAATGGTGTATGTGAACAGTTGTATCAGGTATTGTGTACCATCCACCACGTTCTGTCCAAATATCCCTACCTACCCTTGCACTAATTGTGTCTATTTCACTACGTAAATACAAACGATTTGAATTTACCATTTGCCTACAAAATTCACGTGATGTTTTTATGATTTTACGTTCACCACTAAATGCAGGATCAAGTGCGTATTCGTATCTAATCTCAATTTGTTGGTCACTTACTTTCTTTAATTCTGTTGTACCTAATTTTGAAACTGATAGTTTACCCTTGACATCGTCTATAAGTCCATCCTTGACCATCTTTGCAATTGTATCGACTACTTTTTGTGTATCTATCTTTAAGTACTTTGCAAGTTCACCCGTTGTTGTACCATCATTTGCGTTTAGTAGTTGCAAAATTGCAGTTTCTATTGCAGTAGCAAATTCCATCTTAACATCTTCAAAGTTTGCTTTGTCTTCGCCACATTCCATAAACATATTTACAACATCGTCTTCACTATAATTTGAAGACATTGTTTGTTGTACTGGTTCAATAGGTTCAAACCCTAATTCTGCACGTGCTTCGTTTTGAGTAATTACCCCTTTCGTGTATAAATCAATATAGTCTTGTCCAATTGGTGGCTTGTTGATGGTTACAACTTGACAAGGTATTGCATACTTTAAAATTGAATTTAACGCTGCATCAAATTGTTTTTGTCTTGGTTCAATATACGCTTGTTGAAATAACTCGTATGCTTCAATAAGTTCGTTACGTTGTCCCAAAGCACCCGCAGTAGAAATACCAAATAACACAGGGTTAGATATACGATGACCAACAAATATTTCATCTCTTACTGTATCGTTTAATTGTAAAAATTGTTTGTCAAAATCATTCGGTTGTAAGTTGGTTATTTCTGCTGCTTTTTCGTTTGGTTCGTTGTAACCAATAATTAAACCATTTGCAGTATGTGTACCCGTTTTTTGTGTTTTAAAACGTCTTTCAGTTATTCGCATTTCTTCAGGTGTAGGAATACCTTTGAAGAACTGAATTAATGTACCCGCAGAAAATCCGTTTTTAATAGAATTAAAATGCCAGTTTTGTATTTCGCTATCTATCTCAATATACCTTAATGCACCAATATACGATGGCAATGGATATTCTTTTTGTCCCGCACGATATAATTTAAAGTAAAATACTTGTTTATTTTCACGTGTGTTTGCGTTGAAATAAGGGTAAGTGCATATTTCTGCACGTTGGTTCTGCCAATCTTCGCTATAATATACACATTCTTTGCCTAAACGCACGTTTTGGAACGGCAAATGATAGTATTCTGCTGGTTTAGTCTTGGCTTTATTCCAAATAACTTCAACTGCAAAGCCATCAAATAACTCATAATCTTGTGCTAACTTACTTTTTAAGTTTTCAAAGTCTTCATAAGCGTTAATATTTGCTAAAAAGTCTTGAGTAAGTGCAATATCTTCGGTGTTTTTACCTTTAATATCTGTGTTTGCACCTACTATGTATGCTGCTTTTTGATTGATAATAGCATTGTGTTTAGGACTGCTATTATACAAACGTATTAGTTCTTGTGGGTAAAGATTATCCAAGCCATAGGTCATATAACCCTTTGCTTTGTTTTCTTTGAATATCGGTAAACTATCGTCAAGAAACGATAATCTGTGTAAGTTAAATTTGTTTTCCATCGGTAAAGAAATTAGTTATAAATTTTCCAACTGCACCACATACGCCACAAATCAACATAAACTTGGGATTGTCTACGTTTAAACTTGCAATGAATAACGACATACCAGCAAGTGAATCGCCAAGTACACGGAAACGTTTTGGTGTTGGTTGAAAATATCCTTTGAATCTCATTTTTTTGATTTTAAATAGTAGTAACGTATAGCAAATACAGCCGAAATTAAACTTAAAACACCCACGCAAAAAGACAATATAGGTTGTAATAATGTTGCATAGTGGGTTACTGCACTTATTAAAGTTGCCGTTATTACTGCATCCGCATTTGTATCGTTAAAGTTCTTCATCTATTAATTTCAAAAATACTGCGTAATATTCTGCTGCTTCTAAATTTTCAAATTGGTCAAGTGTAAAAACTGCGTGGCTAATTTCTTTTTCAGTTTCTAAAAGTTCAACGTATTGTTCTTGAAACTTTACAAAATTCGGGCTATCAGTTTTGATTTGAACTTGCCCATCAATTTCTTCACCAAGTTCTTTGATTAATCCGTTACGAACTTCGTCAATCGTAGCCACTTCACTTTTTAACTTATCGGCTAATCTTTGCAACCAATATTTAACCTTTAAAGTTAACGGTTGTGCTAATAATCCTTTATTGTTTTCGTTACCGAATAACTCTAAATTAAGAGTGTAAATTTCGCCAAGTGTTAATGTTGTTGATTTCATATGATTACAAAATTAAGCAAATTACACGCCCAATGTATAACAAAATTGTCATCGTTATTCCATTGAGAATATGTTTCAGCATCCATTGTTAAGTTACCTTGTAAAATAGATGTGTAAGTTTCGTCTGCAACTGATAAAACTTGCCAATAGAAAACTACTGATGTTGGATTCATTGGGAAATTTAAAGCATCAATTTGAAAGATTGTTCCTTCGCCTTTTGTAGGTACTGTTATAGGTTGTATTTGTGTCATATTATTATAAGTTAGCCCAAGCCCCATTTATATATTTTCTAAAAACATTGCTTGTTGTATTGTAATATATCATTCCATTTGAACCCGTTGGGTCTGATGCAAGGTTACCGAGTGTTAAAGCATTTGTAATTCTTGCAGTACCCACAACTTCTAAACGAAATCCATTGTCTGTGAATGTACCTCCGTTTTGGAGTGTAAGGTTGCCAGTAGTTGCAAAAAACTCTCCTAATTTTGTTGCACCTATAAAAAATCTTAATGGTACAGTTGAAGAAATACTTTTAATTTGAGTTTCCGCAGAAGATGCAAAAAATACATCTACATTACTACGTCTTAAATATAATTGGTTTGAACCATTTATTGCAGCATTACCTATAAGTTGAATCCAGTTATTTGCTACACCCGTAAATGCACCATTCGTAAAAGTTGGGTTAATTTCAAGTGCGGCAAGTGCATCACCATTCGCAGCAGCCACTAACGTTTGATTCATATACACACCTCTCGCAATTGCAGATGCAGCCGTAATTGAACCCGTAGTTGTTAGTTGGTTTTGTATTCTTGCAGTTCCGTTTACGTCAAGTCGAAATCCAGCATCGGTGAAAGTTCCTCCGTTTTGGATGACGTGATTACCATTTGGGAATATTCTAAATTTTTCACTTGTATTTCCAACCATTAATGAAATACAACCTTCATTTCCAGTAGGAGATGTAACTAAACCCGCAGCAATAACAGTCCAACCCCTTTGCCCACCAATTGCTGAATAAGTATTGCCTCTTAAAAGAAAAAATCCACCATTTGCAGAAGAAGATATTGAATCAGGACCTGCGGACATTAAAAATGTAGTCGATAAACTATTTCCATATATTGCGTTAGTGTCACTTAAACTTGTAGGAGTACCAGTAAATTGAATTGCATTATTTAAACGCATTGCAATTTGTTTAGTTCCCGTAAATGCTCCCAAAGTGAAAGTCGGATTAATATCCAACCCTACCAATGTATCACCATTTGCACTTGCAACAAGTGTACTTGTAATCTGTTTACTAATTGCAGAACCACTCGCAGCAGTAACGGTATAATTCGATAAATTACCTATTCCACTAACTGCACCCGACAATGTCAATTTAGCCATTGTAACCGCAGTAGTTGTACTTGCACCCCTACCCGTTACACTTGCCAACGTATCGCTTTCAGCAGTTAAATAAGTTGCAGTATCTAATGCAAAAGTACCCGCAGCAGTCATCTTCACAAATGATGTTGACGCATAGGTTAACGCTGCAACCGATGTAAGATTTGCGTTTAATGGTTGACCACCTAAACCACTTAAAGTATAAGTTGGAATATTTAAGACATTCGCAGCAAAAGTACTTGCCCCACTTGAACCCGTTGTGGTTAATGTGATGGTATCTTGTTTTAAATTTAAAGCCGTTTGCGTAGCAGTTGAGATTGGTTTGGATAAATCACTTGTATTGTCGACATTGCTTAAACCTACGGCAGTTTTGTCAAGTGTTTGAAATGTCTTATCACCACGCCAATATTGAGCAGTTGTACCCGCAGTAATTGTACCTTCTTTTAAGTTCAAAGCATTTTGAACAAGGGTTGAAATTGGTTTGTTGATGTCACTTGTATTGTCGACATTCCCCAAAGAAACGTCTGTTTTGTTGATTACAACTACACCAGTTTTACCATTTACACTTTGCACATTTCCTTGTGCTGCAAAAGTTACCGTGTCGTTATTATCGTCATAAGTCAATGTGACATTACTACCAGCGATTGCATAATCTTTAAAATTTTTAGTTGCCATATACCAATGTCTTTCCTTTTTGTGATAATAATTTGAAGTTCTTATTGCTTAATAACGCATTGTCAGCCCGTGAAATTATACGTTGTATATTCGTAGGGTTGTACGTTTTTAAATTGTATTGTATGGTGATTATTTTTTCCATTAACTTGGCGTGTAGTAAATTTCTTCTTCAGTAGATAATTGAACTTTTAGTAATCCTTCTTCAACTTGTTCGTTGGCAAGTAAAGGATCTACATTTGAACTTGAAGTTTGTGCGTAAACAACATAGTTGTATTCACCCTCAAAGAAATCATATGTGTTTTCGTTTATCAAAAACTTATTGTATCGGTCTTTAAAAGAACTTATATCAGTCAATAAAAAGTTATATTGTTTTTCAGTTTGCCTATGTGTAATGCTAAACAAATATTTAGGATTTGCAATTGTCACTTTTTCTGTAAGTGTCAAGTACCAATTCTTCGATTCCCCTTTTGTAAGTAGTAGCATTATTATTAAATTAGCATTTTTTAGAATTTGTTACAATAAAAAAAGGGTAGCAATTACGCTACCCCAATTAAACTATAT